TTTTTTTAATTTGGAGTAACTATGAAAGATAATGATTTGAAAAAAGATGACGGTTCACTAAGTTACAAGTTTGACCATATTAATACTAACACCGACTACACAGTCACTTGGAGTGGTTACAATGATCAGATGGAAGACTTGAATTACAAGTTTAATGAAGGTAAACTTATAGCTGAGTTGAAAGAATATATCGACTCTACCTATGATGGTCACTATTCAAAAAACAAATTTCAATCGACTGAGTTTATCATCGATTGTGGGCATGGCATGGGTTTTGCTCTTGGTAATGTTCTGAAGTACGCACAGCGATACGGAAAGAAAGATGGTTTCAACCGTAAGGACATTATGAAAATATTACACTATGCAATCATCGCACTATCAGTGCACGATAATGAAAATGAAGGAGACGCAGTATGAAACTGAGTAAAGAAACGATCGCTCTGCTTAAAAACTATGCAGGCATCAACGGTAACTTGCTTATCAAAGCAGGTAATCGTTTGGGCACAGTAAGTGCTCAGAAAAATGTGATGGCTACTTCGACCATTGCTGAAACTTTTGATGCGGACTTTGGTATCTACGACTTGAATGAGTTCTTGGGTGCGATGTCCCTTTTCGAAGATCCCGAACTTGAGTTTACTGATAAGTTCGTAAAGATGTCCTCTGGACGTCAGTCAATCAAATACTTTGCAGCTGAGCCAAGTGTTTTGATTGCACCTAACAAAGAGTCACTTCCTGTTGAAGCAGAAGTGGAGTTTGAACTCAAAGCTGACCAGTTGAACATGATTCTAAAAACTGCGTCTGTTCTTCGTGCTACTGATGTATCAATCATCGGTGGTGATGGTAAAATCACCGTAAACGTTGGTGATAAAAAGAACCCATCAGCAAACAGCTATTCTTTCGAGATCGGTGAAGACTCTCGTAACTATGCTGTTCATCTTCGTGTTGAAAACTTGAAGATGCTTCCTGCTGATTATAAAGTTAGCGTATCTTCAAAACGTATTTCAAAGTTTGAAGCTGTTAAAGGCGATCTTACTTACTACGTAGCAGTTGAATCTGATAGTCAGATTGACCTGTAAGAATAGGGAGAGTATAATCCCTAATATTAACTTTATTATGATGGAGATCGCCCATGTCTAGCCAATATCTCTTTGTTGAGAAATATCGTCCTCAGACAATCAATGATTGTATTCTGACGGATGAAATGAAGGCAACATTCCGTGAGTTTATCGACTCTGGTCAGTTGCCTAACTTTCTTTTTTGTGGTGGTGCTGGTGTAGGTAAAACTACCGTAGCCAAAGCACTCTGCAATGAAGTGGGTGCTGAGTATCTCTTTATAAATGGCTCGGAAGAGTCAGGTATTGATGTGCTTCGAACTAAAATCAAGAACTTTGCTTCTTCGGTTTCATTGACTGATGCACGAAAGGTAGTTATTCTTGATGAAGCAGACTACCTCAATCCTAACTCTACGCAACCTGCACTCCGTGCATTTATTGAAGAGTTTTCCGTAAACTGTCGGTTCATCTTTACTTGTAACTTTAAAAACCGTATCATCGAACCACTCCATTCTCGATGTTCGGTTATTGAGTTTAAGATTCCAGGACCAGAAAAACCAAAAGTTGCTGCATCGTTTATGAAACGAGTAGTGGACATTTTGACTGAAGAAAAAATTGAATACGATCCTAAAGCAGTGGCTGCTTTGATTGAACGTCATTTTCCTGACTTTCGTCGTGTTCTAAATGAACTTCAACGTTATTCTGTTTCAGGAAAAATCGACAGTGGGGTGCTCATCAATATGACTGATGAATCCTATAAAGGATTGTTTGGTCATTTGAAAGAAAAGAACTTTACCGAAGTGCGTAAGTGGGTCGCTAAAAACAGCGATCTAGATACGAGCCAACTCTTTAGTGAGTTCTTTAACAAAGCACAAGAACATCTTGAGCAACAATCTATTCCTAACCTCGTACTGATCCTAGCCGATTATCAATATAAGGCTGCATTCGTCGCTGATTCTGAGCTAAATAAGATAGCTGCAATGACGGAAATAATGGTTCAGTGCAAATGGAAATAGTAATCCTGCTAATAGTTTTCGGTTTGGGAGTTATGTATGGTTCACAGTATACTCTCTCCCGAATCGAAAAAAATCTAGAAACTATTGCTTCTGACATAGAGAAAAAAGAACAACAAGAAACGTTAGAGTTGTACTTCGAATATATGCCAGAACAGAAACAAGTCTTTTGTTACTCAACAAGAGATGGGAGTTTCCTTGCGCAATCAGAAACTGTTGAAGATTTGCTAGCGAGAGTGCAAGATAGGTTTCCTGCAAAAGAATTGATATGCAAGAAAGAAGATCTTGATCATGCATATAAAACTGTTACATCATGGAAAAAACAATGAACTTTTTTGGAATTTTAAACTCAATCAACCAGACAAAGGTTGATGTATTGAAGGACGATCCCCTCGCAGTTAGAGAGTATCATCCGTTTATGATTAATCGTGGACTATCTTATTTTCCCGATACTTGCCTTCAGGCTAATGAGATGAATAAGTATGCCAGTATTCCTCGTGAATGGCAATTTTATTTTCTTATAAATACTATTACCAGTAAAAAGCGATATTCCAAATGGCATAAAGCTGATGGTGAAACAAAAGCCATTAAGCTGGTGAAAGAATACTTTGGGTATTCATCTGAAAAGGCAAAACAAGTTGTCGATCTTTTCACAAGTGAGCAACTTAAATCGATTGAAGAAAAAATGAATAAAGGTGGAAAATAAAATGTCCGACACTATGATCTATTATGATTGGACTCCCGAGTCTATGCTTGAAGTGACTCTGCCTGAACCAGATAATTTTTTGAAGGTCAGAGAAACACTAACAAGAATTGGTATCGCTTCTAGAACTGATAAGAAACTCTATCAGTCCTGTCATATTCTACACAAACAAGGTCGTTACTTCATCGTTCACTTTAAAGAACTGTTTGCTCTAGATGGCAAAGAGTCAAACATTACAGTGAATGACGTAGAACGCAGAAATACGATCGCAAAACTGTTGAGCGACTGGGGTTTGCTGAAAATTGCAAACGTTGCAGAAGTTGAACGTGCTGCGTCGTTGTCCCAGATTAAAGTCCTGTCTCATAAAGAGAAGGGTGACTGGGAACTCGTCCCAAAATATAACATTGGGAAGAAAAAGTAACCTCAAGGAAGACTTTTGCTTCGGCATCTCTTCTGAACTGGTTGTGTCTATAACCGTATACACAACGGAGGTATGATATGTGGACTAAACCTGCATATACAGAAATGCGTTTTGGCTTTGAAGTCACAATGTATATTCTGAACAAGTAACACTAGAAAGGTTCGTGCCAGCTATGCGTTTTTCGCATGGCTGGTATTCCTTTTTAGCGTGACTGTAGGGGTTGATTTTTTGAATCTAATCCCTATATATACTATGTGGATCGCCGAATGGGATTCACTTTTAATAATCATTCTTGCTTAATAGGAGAAAAACTATGACAAATCTTATGTCAATCTATAAAGACTTCGGAAAATTCGGTGTTGGATTTGATGATGTCTTCGATAAACTTACGGAATTCCACGACAACGTGGCTAAAAACATTCCAAACTATCCTCCATACAACGTCAAAAAGACAGACGAAAATACGTATGTCATTGAGATGGCTGTAGCTGGGTTCGGGAAATCAGATATTGAGATTACCACTGAAGAAGACAAACTAGTCATCAAAGGTAATGTCGATGCTAAAGAAGACGAGAAATCATCTTGGTTATACCAAGGACTCGCCTTCCGTCCATTCACTCGTATGTTCACTCTTAACGATCAAGTTGAGATCCAGAACGCAGAGATGATCAACGGACTGCTCAAATTGACTCTTGAACGAATCATCCCTGAGCACAAAAAACCTAAAAAAGTAGAAATCAAATAAGATTTCAAATATAAACTAAGTCGTGCCACAGCTGATGCTGAATTTGGCTGTGGCACACTCATGCCACCTAAAGGAGAAACGACATGAAAGCACTAGCAAATTGGCTAGAGTTGTTTCTAGGTGGTGATAGACGTTCTGAATACATGAAGACTCTGGCAAAAACAGAGTATGGCAACGACTGGGAATACGCCTACCACTGCTTAATGAACAACAAGAAAATAACACTTGACGGTAGATGGAGAGCAATTAATGAGTAAAATTGCTAGATCCATCTATAAAGAAGTAAAAGGATTCTTTGGTTCCTTAGTGAACTGGAGAGAAAATGCAGAACAAGCATATTATGCAGCTGCTACTGATCATGCAGACCTAGAACGTCGCATGCGTAATGTCCAATATGGTCGAGCACCATGGCAGACAGGTATGTGGTCATGATGAAGTGGCTTGTATCAAAATTTGAGCGTATCGGATGTCAACGTGCAAAGCACGAACTAATCCGTATGGGTTACTATGTCGAAGCAAATAAGTTGCGTTGCAAGAATTAGTAAGGCATAATTATAAAACTAATTGATTTTGGAGAAATATAACATGGCAAATGTTAAAGTTATTATGATGACCTCTGGTGTAGAGATCGTCAGTGAAGTGATTGGTGAAGATGCCAATTCGATTACTATGAAAATGCCGAGCATTATCATGCAGACACCAGATCCTTC